AGAGGGGGGCGCGCCGACGGGGGGGGGGGGGGGGAGCGGGGGGGGGAAAAACCCGCCGCTGATTTCGAGGCGGCAATGTCAGAAGTGGGCGCAATATCCGGCGCGAGCGCGCAGGATTTAGCGACATTAACGGCAAAAGCTAAAGAAATGGGCGCAACTACTTCTTTTTCCGCAAGTGAAAGCGCGGAGGCTATGAAGTATATGGCTATGGCGGGGTGGAAAACCGCAGATATGACCGCAGGTATAGCGGGTATTATGAACCTTGCAGCCGCCGCCGGGGAAGATTTAGGAACAACCTCCGACATTGTTACGGACGGTTTAACAGCGTTTGGAATGTCAGCCAAAGAAAGCGGGCGTTTTGCCGATGTTATGGCGGCGGCATCTACAAACGCAAGCACCAATGTTACAATGTTAGGCGAAAGTTTTAAATATTGCGCAGCGACAGCGGGTGCAATGGGCTATAACATAGAGGATATTTCCGTAGCACTGGGAGTAATGGCAAACGCAGGAATAAAAGGAAGTACAGCAGGTACAACTTTGAAAAATGTGATTGCAAACATGGCAAAGCCAACAGACGCACAAGCGGCGGTTATGCAAAAGTTAGGAATAAGCCTAACAGACAGTAGCGGAAATATGAAAAGTTTCGCGGAAGTTATGAACAACCTGCGAACGTCATTTAACGGTTTGTCGGAAACTGAAAAAGCATCATACGCGACTACTTTAGCGGGAAAAGAAAGTATGTCGGGCTTGCTAACCATTGTAAACGCAAGCGCAGCAGATTTTGACAAATTGACAGAGGCAATAAACGGATCAAGCGGCAGCGCGGAGGCTATGGCTGCAAAAATGCTTGATAACTTAAAAGGACAATTAACGCTATTAAAATCAGCGGTAGAAGGAATAGCGATAACAATAGGCGATAAATTATTACCATACTTGAAAAAATTCGTATCATGGGTACGAAAGGCAGCAAATTATATAAATAATCTAAGTGATGCGCAAGTAGATAGTATTATGAAATGGGCGGCAATCGCGGCAGCGATACCGCCTATTATTATGGTATTCGGAAAAGTCGTTACAATGGTTGGAACCGTACAAAGAACTTTCGGAACGATCACAAAGACAATAGCGAATTTCGGCGGCATTATCGGAACTATAACAAGCCCTGCAGGAATTGTTATAGGAGTATTGGCGGCGATTGCGGTAGCGGCAGTTTTAATTATAAAAAATTGGGATCAAGTAAAAGCCTTCTTGCAAAATGCGGGAAATTGGTTTAAAAACGCTTTTGAAAAAGCGGGCTTTTCGGTGCAGGGGTTCAAAGATAAGTTTACATCAATCGGGAATACAGTCGGTAGCATAGCGGGAAAGATTTCTAGTTTTGTAAAAAATATAGCCGGGATATTCAAAAAAGAGTTCGCCGGAAGTGTAGGCGAAGGAGCAGATGCAGCGGGCGGCGCGTTTGAAACAATCGTAGGCGGCGCAGTAGCGGCATTTGATACCATAGTAACAGCAGTAGACAAAGGATTAAAAGCGTTTAATGCAATTTTAGAATTTTTTGGCGGTGCATTTACAGGTAATTGGGATAGCGCGGCGCAAGATTTCAGAAACAGCATTAAAAACATTTTCCCGCCGGATATAGCAGCAGGAATAATAAACGTATTCAATACATTATTACCGGGAATAAAAGCGGTTGCATCGGGAATAAAGGCGACGTTTACCGGGCTTGTGCAGGACGTAAAGAAAATATTTGACGGTTTCACAACGATTTTTAAAGGCATTGGAACGATGCTAAAGGGCATATTTAGCGGAGATGCAGAAACCGCATTAAAGGGATTTCAGACGGCAGCAGGCGGCACAGTAGACGTTATAGGAAACATAATTAAAACAAAGATCAATGCAATAAAAAATTTCGTGGTTGGGGCGTTTTCAACATTCCTGCCGGAAAGCACAGTAAACAAAATTGCGGGAGCTTTCGATCTTGTAGCCTCCGCATGGGATATTGCAATAAGCACAGCCAAAGGATATATTAACGGTTTCGTGCAGGCGGTAAAGCCGATAATCGAGAATATCAAAACGATTTTTAAAGGCGTGGCGCAATTTGTAAAGGGCATATTTACCGGAGATTGGAAGGGCGCACTGAATGGATTAAAAACGATTGCACGCGGCGCATTATCCGGTTTGGTAAATATTATAAAGGCACCGTTTAAGCTGATAGCAGGAACGGTAAAAGGTGCAATCAACAGTTTTAAGAGCCTTAATATTGTAAAAAGCATTTTTACAGCGGTTGGAAATGCGATAAAGAAAGTTTTAAGCAGGTGCGGCGTTGATATGAAAAAATTCAGCGTAAATCTGAATAACATCAAAACACGCGCAAGCAGCATTATAAATAATTTAAAAACAATCTTTAGTACAGTATTTGGAACGATCGGAAAAGTGGTTAGAGCCGCAGCAAATGTTATAGCTACAATATTCGGAAAAAAGATTAGTAGCATTTGCAGCACAGCGAAAGCAGTATTGCAGGCATTAAAAATCGTTGTAGGCGTTGTATTTGGCGCAATAGCAACACTAATTAAAAAGAGCATGGCGGTTATCGTACCGGTTGTAAAAGTGGCTTTTTCGGCGATTAAGGGCGCAATATCGGCAGCAGTAAACACAATAGCCTCCCTCATAAGCGGAGTATTAACAATATTCGACGGCTTGACAACGTTTATTTCGGGCGTATTTACCGGAAATTGGCGTAAAGCATGGGAAGGTATAAAGACGATTTTTAAAGGCGTATTCGACAGTTTGGCGGCATTGTGCAAAGCGCCAATTAACGCAGTTATCGGAATTATAAACGGCGCAATATCCGGCATTAACAAATTAAATATTTCTATACCGGATTGGGTACCGGGATTAGGCGGTAAAAGTTTTGGTATCAATATACCAACAATACCGATGCTTTACAAAGGTACCGATAATTGGAAAGGCGGCGCAGCGATCATACATGATCGAGGCGGCGAGATCGTAGACCTGCCGCAAGGTTCGCGGGTATATCCACATGATAAAAGTGTGGAAATGGCGCGGAAAGACGGCGCAGCACAAAACGGATCCGGCGGCATCACGCTAAATATTCAGAAATTAGCGGATAAAATAGAAGTGCGTAGCGATGAAGATATAGACAGAATAGCCGAGGCGTTGGCACTCAAATTAAAGAAAGTAGCATTTAACACACCGTAAAGGAGGGCGGCAAATGGAAATATGGTTAAGACAGAATAAAAAAAGTTTTCGATTTGCAATATTGCCTTCGGAATACGAATTAACGAGCGAAAGCGATAATACGCAGGTCAACATCAATAAATTAGGAGAAATAAATTTGATCGGGAAAAGGAAACTAAAAACGGTTTCCTTTTCCTCTATTTTTCCGAAACAAAAATACAGCTTTTGCCAGTATTCAACATTCCCAACACCGAAAGAAAGCGTAAAAACCATTGAAAAAATGAAAAACAACGGCGTTTTAAGTCTTACAATGACCGGAACGCCTATAAACATGGATTGCACAATAGAAAGTTTCACATGGGGCGAAAACGACGGCACAAAAGATATAAATTTCACGTTGGAATTTAAAGAGTATCGGAAAGTTAAAGTTAAAACCTCAAAAAGAAAAGAAAAAGTTACAAAGAAAGTTACCGCAGCAGCAACACAGAGAACAGCAAAAGCCGTAAACAGTACAACATATACCGTAAAAAAAGGCGATTGTTTAAGTATGATCGCAAAGAATTTAACCGGAAGTAGTGCGAATTGGCGCGCGATATACAACCAAAACAAGGGAGTGATCGGCGGCAACCCAAATTTAATATATCCGGGGCAAAATTTGGTAATTAACGTATGATAGTAAAATGGATAAAATACAAAGACGGTTATGTATATACAACAGATATTACAGAGGCGGTATCTAGTGTAAGTTGGGGCGGTTCAACATCACAGGCAGCAAGAACGGCAGAAATAGCCGTTATAAATGCGCCAAACGATAAAAACGTAACTGATTTGAAGTTAAAAATTGCGGCGGGCGACACAATAAAGCTATATGAAAACAATACAACTTTATTCATTGGCGAGGTAATAACAAAGGAAACAACGAGCGAAACCGGAACCGTTACATATTCATGTACGGATCTGCTAAACCACCTTCTTAAAAGTACCGGGGTATATAATTTTTCAAATACAACCGCAGAGAGGATAACAAAAAAGGTATGCGCTGATTTTGAAATTGATACCGGCACAGTTGTAGAAACAAAGGCGACAATTAAGAAAATGATAATTGACGGCAGCAGCATATACGACATTATTATGATGGCGTACACAAAAGCGGCAAGGCAGACCGGGAAAAAATATATATGCCGCATGGAAGGCAAGAAATTAACGGTAAAGGTAAAAGGAACGATTGTTAAAAATTTTGTGCTTGCAGATGAATACAACATAACAAACACGAAATACGAGGAAACCATAGACAGCATGGTAAACGTTGTAAAGATTTACGACGAGAACAAAAAGCAGGTAGGAGAGGTAAAAAACGGTAATTGGATCGACAAATACGGAATATACCAACAGATCTATACAAAAGAAAAGGGCATAAATGCAGAAACAGCAGCAAAAAATATGTTATCCGGCGTAGAAAAGAAAGTAACGCTTGACGGCATCAACGGCGATTTATCCTGCATCGCAGGTAATGGCGTAGAGGTTTACGACAAGGCAACCGGTTTAAACGGCGTGTTTTGGATTGACAGCGATACGCATACATGGGAAAACGGAACCCACATAATGAGTTTAGAACTTAATTTTAAAAACATTATGGATAGCAAAGAATACGACGAAACAGAAGAATAGGAGGCGCGGAACATGAACCCATACGAGGAAATTTTAAATACGATGCGGGAGCAGGGAAAAAAGGATAATACCGCGCCTATTCAAATCGGAGTTATGGAGAGTGCGACAACGTGCGCTATTGGTGCGCTTAAATTGTCGGGCAGCGATTTATTGATTGCGGAACATTTGAAAACCGGCTATCATTATGCGGTTGATAACGCCACACCTTCAAAGAAAGATAAAAATACATTCATAGGCGCGCTAAAAAAGGGCGATAAAGTAGCAGTATATAGAGTAAGCGACGAATTATATATTATCTTAGAAAGGTTGGTGTAAAAATGAGTTTATTACCCACATACATAGAGGACGACGAGGAATTAGAACAGCAGGAAGAAAGCCAAACACCAAAAGAGTACGAAATAGACTTTAAAACCGGGCAATTAACCGGAAACATCGTAGAGGGATTAGAGGCTATTAAAATATGGATTTGGCTAGTATTACAAACACCGCGTTACCGGTATTATGTTTACACATGGGATTATGGTAACGAGTTTGAGGATTTAATAGGACAAGGGTACACCGAGGAATATATAGAGGCAGAAACGCAGCGAATGACGGAGGATTGTTTATCAGTCAATGAAAATATACAAGGTATATCTGATTTTTCGGTAAGCATGGAAAATGATGTTTTAACGGTATCATTCGTAGTCAATACCATATACGGCGATATAGAATTTAAAGATCAGCAGATTGCAAAACCAACAGCGGCATAAAGGAGGTGCGAAATGGCTTTCGAGGATAAAACACAAAACAATATTATGATTGATTTAAAAGCTGCAATCGAACCGGACACAAGCACCGAAGAAGGCACACTTATAGATCATTCATTTCGGGGCGCGGCGGCAGAATTTGAGAAGGCATATATCGAATTAGAATTGATAGATCAAAACGGATATGCAGAAACAGCCGACAGAGAGCATTTAATATTGAGGGCGAAAGAAAAGGGCATAACACCATACGCAGCCACTAACGCGGTTTGGAAGGCAGAGTTTAACACAGAAATAGCAATTAACGCCCGCTTTTCGGCAGGCGAATTAACTTATATATGCACAGAAAAGATAACACAATTAACGTACCGGCTTATGTGTGAGCAGACCGGCACCGGTGGAAACGTAAAGCAGGACGATTTAACACCAATAGAATATATTGACGGTTACGAAAGCGGAGAACTAAAAGAACTTTTAACACCTGCAAGAGGCGAGGAAAAAACCGAAGATTTCCGCGCGCGTTATCTTTCCATAGTTGCAGCAGCGCAGGCATTTGGCGGCAACCGGGCGCAGTACAAAGCAATCATGCACAAAATAGAGGGCGTGGGCGCGTGTAAAATATATAGGGTTACAGCACAGGAAAAGAGGATAAAGATTTATTTTCTTGACAGCACATATAAAACGCCAAACAGCACGCTTGTTTCAGACGTGCAGAAAATAATTGATCCGATAGAGCAGCAGGGAGAGGGCGCAGGAGAGGCTGCAATATATCATGTGGTAGATATATTAGCCTGCACATCGGAAAGCGTAAAAATAGAGGCAAAAATAACGATAGATACCGGCTATACATGGGCGGATCTATTGGCAAGCGTGCAGGAAAAAATCGACGGTTATTTTTTAGAGCTTGCGAAAAGTTGGGAGAATGAACAAAATATAACGGTAAGAATATTAAGGGTAAACGCAGCGATCGCAAGTGTGGAAGGCATCATAGACGTACAGAACACAGCTTTAAACGGCAGAGAAGAAAACCTGCTGTTAGATCCGAACGCAATACCGGTTAGGGGCGTGATATTATGCAAACAATGATTTTAAATCACTATCCACCAGTAATAAAGCAAATAAAGGATATACAGCAAATCGCCAAAGCGGAGGACATTGAATTTACAAAATTGAATACCTCTATTACGGAAGTAATACGGAATATGTTTGTATTTACAGCAGACGAAACCGGAGTAAAACGGTTTGAAAAGCTGTTAGGGATTACACCAAAGGCGGCGCAGAGTTTAGACGATAGAAAAATATATATTATATCAATGATGAACCGGCGCAAAATGAGCCTAGAAGAATTAACGGCGATGCTATCCAATTATTCCGAGGGAATAAGGTTAATAAACGATATGTCAAATTTTGAAATGATCGTAGAGATTAACACAGATGCGGGAAGTTTGGAAACAATAAACAGTATCATTGATGAAATTTTACCATTAAACATATATTTTGAATTTGCCCTGCAAAGGGAAACCACCATAAAATACAAATTGGAAGATTTGATCTTTATGGCATTTGAACCGGCAGCAGGAGAAAATGAGCATTGCAATTTTGATAACAACATAACAGCAATAAAGAAAGCCGACTATACGCAGAGTGTAGCCGGTTTTTCTTATGTAAACAGTTATGAAAACGCCGGGGCTTTTGTGTGCGGCGTTGAGTGCTGTTTAGCGATGCAGGCACCATTTGAAACGCAGGAAAGCGTTGTAAACATAGAAACAGCCACAGAGGCAGAAACAACACCGATAAGAACGTGCGGAGAAGAAAACGCAATAATCGGGGAAGATACACCGTTTACAATGGCAGAAAGCGCGGTAACGGTGCAAGAGGACGTAACGGCAGCAGTTACGCAGTTAAAAATATGCGGCACAGATTACGCAAGAGAGGAGGGCTAAAATGTTAAAAGATCGGCTTATAGACTATACGGAAAGTATCGTAAAGCGTGCGACATATACCATTAACGGAAAAGTGAAAGAAGGAACCATAGGAAAGATAATAAAAGACACCGATAACATCACTTTTTATCTATACATTGATGATAACGAGCAGGGAAAAATCACAAATGCGAAATTATACGATGTAAACGGCGATTTATTGGAAAGCAAAGACTATAACACGCCAAAAGATACATTAGCAACCGCAACAATAGGCATCAGAATAACGATAAAACGCGAATAGGAGGAAAAAGATAAATGTATGATCTGATATTATGGAAAAACCGCCGTACTGAAAAAGCAAACACATACGCGGTAACACAGAACCCGGATAACACGATTACATTAACGCCGGTTCCGGGCGGGATTATCGAACCGGGTACGGGGTTTAATCAACAGAACATGAACCACATGGATAACGGCATAAACGAGGCTATGATTATTGCAAATATGGCGATCGTGCAGTTATTACAGCACCAAAGGGAATTAGAAAATACTTATTTCGAGGTTGGATCGGTGGAAGTAAAGAGCAAAGAAACGTACCCATTTAACACCGAGAAAGTAACAGTTGCATTAAAAGACGCACGCAATACATTAAATTATATTGTGTTGGCGTTTTGCGATAATTTGCAGCAGGGGCGCGCAATCAGAATTAAGGACAAGCAGTTAAACGGTTTTAAAATCGAGGTTGAGGACTGCCCGACGGAACCGGTAACGATAAAATATTTTATTTTTGGAGGTAAAATCTAATGGCAAAACCAACAATCAAAGTAGTTGAAAAAAACGAGGGGCGCAAAATCGGTTACGAATTAGAAGGTAGCACCCTATGGATCGGCGATGCGATCGCAATGAGATTACCGCGTTTGCAGACAGACGACACCGTTAAAAAAGACATTTGCGCCGATGCAGACGGCAATTTAGTTTTTGGATTGGGCGAAAATTACGTTGCGCAGGTTGAAATCCCGCCAAAGGAATATGAGTACATCGAGGGAGAGACAGACGCAGAAGGAAAAAAGACCGTTGAAAGAGTGCAGAAAGATTTTGACATTTCAAAATGTACTTTAATATTATGGAGCATCGAGGAGGTATATATCAATGAGTAATTACGAAGATTTAAGAGGCGCAGCAGCAAACGAGGAAATTATTTTAGACGATCAAGGTATTCCTTCGGTAATGGTAAAAGTACCGCTTGTTTATTTGGACGAGTTAGGGATCGGATCGGCACACACGCCGCACCCGGCTTTTATCATCAACGATAAAGTGGTGCCGTATATTTATGTTTCAAAATATATCAACGTGATCAAGAATAACCGCGCGTACTCTATCCCAAATCAGGATCCTGCAAACTGCATTACTTTTGATCGTGCGGTTGAGGTTTGTTATAACAAGGGTGCAGGTTGGCATCTTATGACAGCGGCAGAGTGGGGAGTATTACACAACTTAATCACAGCACAGGGATTAGAGCCTAGAGGTAACACAAACAACGGCAGGCATCATGTAAAGACTTATGAGCATGGTGTATTAAGTCCGCAGAACCCGACAAATGTTTACAGAACATTAACCGGAACCGGCGGCAAGGCATGGGAGGCATTGGGCGTATGCGATATTATGGGCGACGTTCATAAATGGGTTGTAGCGCGTTTAGTCGACGGCGAAATTCAGATTGTACCGAACAATAACGCAGCAATCCACAAAACAGATTTAGGCGCAAACAGCAAGGCATGGAAAGCGATCCTGCAGGACGGTTCATTAGTTGCACCGGGAACAAACGGCACATTAAAGTTTGACTATACCGGAAACCCTGCAAATGCTACAAGTGGTTTTCATATCACAACAACCGTAGAGCATAAGCAGACAGACGACGGCGCGGGATATGGCGCGAAAGATTTCGGAACATTGACAGCAAAAAGCGGCGTAACAATCCCGGATATTTTAAAAGCATTAGCGTTATTCCCTAACACAGATAAAACCGGCAGGGGCTTTATATATTTTCGTAACAACGGCGAGCGGTTGCTTATTCGTGGCGGTTCTTATGGTGATGGCGGTCGCGCCGGGGAGGCTTACGGCTATTTCTACAACCCGCG